CCCCGAACATGCCTGCGATGTCCAGGGCGAGCCGGTCGAAGGCTACCCGGTCGTCGAGGAGCACGGGACGGGGCACCGGCTACGCTCCAGCCGGCGGAGCGGGCGGCGTGGGCTGCCCGATGGCGAACGGGTCGGCGACCGGCGCACCCTTCTCCTGCAGGATGCGCGCCACCTCTTCGTTGACCTGCGAGTCCTCCCAGTCGGGGTGGTTGAGCGCCACCAGGGTGTGCGTGGATGCGGCCTGCGCCACCTGGAGCGCCTGGGCGGTCTGGGCGAGCTCGAGCCCGGTCGGCGCCGAACCGTCCGTGAACTCCACCTCGACGCCCTCCACCTTGACGGCAGGCCCACCGAACACCTGGGCGTCAATCCTCAGGAGCTTCTCCATGATCTCCTGCAGCGCGGGACGCCAGGAGCGGATCTTGCGGTCCCGCGTGCTCAGGGACCGGGACTTGCGGTCGTTGACCTCGGTGGCGGTGCGGGCACGGGACGTGGAGTCCTCGCCGAAGGTGGCGAGCGCGTAACCGGCGGAGCGCAGGATGCGCGCCGTCCACTCGTTGACGGTGGCCTGGTGCTCGGCGTAGCGGATCTTGAACTGCACCACGGTGAGCGGCGCGTCCCCGTTCTCCCCGGGTGCGATGTTGAGCGGGGAGTAGATCTCCCGGTCGGCGTTGAACGCGGCGCCCAGCCCGGGCCCGCGGTCGTCCAGCATGGACCGGGCCACGATGACGCGTCCCTTGCCGAGCCGGATGTCGCGCATCCAGGACGAGTACGCCTCGTCCAGGTTGTCGAGCAGGCCCTCCACGCCGTCGAAGTCGGAGGACCCCCAGCCGTCCGCCTGCGGCAGGTGCAGGAACGCCTTGGACACGGACGGGTGGGTGTTGGGGATGTAGACGACGTTCATCCCCAGGGTGCGCCCGTCACGGATGTAGCCGAGGTCGTCCACCTCGGTGGCGAGCTGCGCGGTGACCGGGTGCGAGGCCAGATCCACCCGGCGCCCCAGGTCGGTGGGCGTGCCGATGTACAGCCCGTGCTGGATGACACCGTAGCCGTCGATCAGCTCGTGGTGCTCCAGGTGCCGGGTCACCACGGCGCCGGTGTCCTCCAGCACGTGCCAGAAGGTGACCTCGCGGAGCCGGTCCCAGGAGAACTTCGGCCACGCCTGGTCGGCGTTGACCACGGCCAGGAAGGCGTGGTCGGACACGTCCTTGTCGAAGGTGGCGCGCAGGTACACCCCGCCGAGCGCGGACCCGACCTCTGCGGCACCTGACAGGGTGGCATGCAGGTAGTCCCCGATCAGGTCGTCCAGGCGCTTCTGGGTGGCCTTGTGTGGGGTGGTAATTGTCGGCGGGTCGCTGAAGAGCAGGTCTGCCGAGGTGCGCGCGATGTCGGCGGCGATCGGGACGTGCGTCTGGTCGTGCACCTGGGTGAGGTCACCGATCGGCCGGCCCCACCAGAAGCGGGCGAACCGGCCCTTCACACCGCCCTGGAACTGGGCCGGTCGGTCGATCTGACTGCGCTGTTGCTGCTGCATCGGCAGGTAGATCCTGCGCAGCGCGTCCGGCTGTCCGGTCCACCAGGCTGCCCACGACTCGACGATCGGGGTCACCTGCATCAGCTCACGCGGGGGCCAAGGCATCGTCTGCGTCGGCAAGGGCATGTCAGGCTCCGTCCGGTCCGGTGACGTCAACGTTGAAGGGGATGAGCCCTCCATAGAACGACACCCACACGTGTCCCCCTGAGGCTAGCTTCTCGAGGTCGCCGTCCTCGAGAACGCAACGGACGTTCACCCGGACAACACCATCAGAGGCCCGGTCGATCACAGCCTCCACAGGAGCGATCAGGGGGTTGAGCAGGTCACCATCTGGTGCGCTGAACACGCGTCGGGTCGCGCCGTCCCACACCGCTTCTGCCGGGATCGGTGCTGGCCTCATGTCGCGTCCCTACTCGGTGTCGTCACCCGGCGCCTGGTCGGACGCTGAGGCCAACGGGATCAGGTCACGCCAGTCGAGGCGGGTCGTGTAGACAGCGTAGCGGAGCGCGTCCACCTCGTCGTCGTTCTCCTTGACAGGTGCGTCCTCACCTCGAGCGGTCGCCTTGTCGTCCCACACGTAGCCGGGCAGCTTCTCGATGAGCTGGGTGCACTCGTCGGACACCACCAGGGAGTCGACGGCGAGCAGGGCGGACACGTTCCGGATGCCGGGCAGCACCGACTTGTGGGCGTTGCGTACCCCTGGCACACCGTCGTGGTGCAGCTGGTTGCGGAAGCTCGCAGCGGCGCTGTCCACGCACACCCACTCCGGGTGGCGCCACGCCTCCACGGGCTGGTGGGCCAGCCAGCGCTGGAACGCGGCACTCTGCTCACCCTGGGTGGCCTTGCCCGGCGCCCACTCGGCGAGCACGTACAGCCTGTACTCCTCCACCCGGCCGGGGCGGTTGTCCCGGCCCAGGCCGAGCAGGTAGCCGCGGGTGTCGTGGGTGTCGCCGTAGTCCACCCCGACCGCCAGGACCCGGTCCATGCGGGGGATCGCGCTGGCGGGCACCACGTGACGCTCAGGGTCCCAGGTGTCGAAGATGGCGCCGGCAGCCTGCACCCACTCGCCCAGGATGAAGCGCCGGTACCAGAGCCCCACGTACTCCCGGGAGATCTGCAGCACGTAGGCGGGGTCCAGGTGGGTGTTGTCGGCGAGCTTGAACCTGAAGGTCCGGTAGCCGAGCTCCTCGGCACGGTCCAGGACTTGCTTCTTCAGCCAGTGCGCCGGGCCGTCCGGGTTGGTGGTGGCGAACAGCCTCGAGCCGGGGACGGACATGCGCCCGAGCAGCTGGGTCCAGAACGCCTCGCTCACCAGGGTGGCCTCGTCCACGTAGGCCCCGGAGACGGTGAGCCCGCGCAGCACCATCTCCGCTCGAGCGTCGCTGGCACCCAGGATGTGCACGGTGCGGCCCAGGATGTTACCGGTGGGCGCGCCGGGCGTGTAGCGCACGTGCTTGGACAGCGCACCGAACAGGGACTCATCCTGCAGTGGGCCGAAGACGTTGCGGGCGATCGACTCCCGGGTGCGCCCGATCACCACGAGCGCGCCCCCACGAGGTGCGTGCGCCACGTAGATCAGCCAGGCGAGCAGCGAGGCGACCGTCTTGCCGGACCGGATGGACCCGGTCCACAGGTTGACGCGCGCGCTCGCCTGCGCGATGGACCACACCTGGCGGGGGGACAGCCCGGCGAGCACGGCCACCACGACCGACTGGGCGATGACCACGGCGGTCACAGCAGCGCCTTGCCTTCCTCGACGAGGTCTTCCGCGGCCTTCGTGATGGCCTCGGCGATCTTGTCGAGCATCCCGACGACTGCCTCCACGCCTTCGTCGGCGTCCATCTTCTCCAGGCGCTCGATGGTGGTGACCACGGTGCTCACGGACTGAGTGATACGCAGCTGGTCGGCGATAGGGGGCTTCTTGAGGAACCTCTCCTCGTACGTGTTGTCTTTGCCACCGAAGTTGAAGACCAGGGTCTTCTCCCACAGCTGCCGGCGCAGTCGCTCGGCGTCATCCAGCAGGTTCAGGCGCAGCAGGGCGCGCCGGCTCTTGGCGTCCAGCTGGTGTGCCTCGACGGCGTGGGCCTGCATGGAGCGGTCCCAGGACAGCCCGAGCGCCTTGGCATAGCGGGAGACGGTGGCCTTGCTGCGCGCCATCTCGGCGGCGATCGAGTGCAGGGAGCGCCCCTGGCCGTGCAGCCGCTTCAGCGCCTCGCTCTCGGTGTCGGTCCACCTTCTCGGAGAGTCCACGTCCGGTCACCGTCTTCCTGTCCCGCGAGGTACCTGACCTGCGGTGATACGAGTAGGAGGAGCCCCATCACGCGGGCTCGAGAGCTAAACGTGTGTGGCAGCTCCTCGGATTCTCGTGCCCACCGTACCCCATCTGCGCAGGTGAGCACGAGAATCCGGCCCGTCGTCACGGCGCCCCGAACCGTCCCCGACCGACCCCCGCCAGGAACGCTCGCGGGCGCTCTTGTTCGCTGGTTCGCTCCATGTGGCCTGCTGCGCAGCCCTGCAGCGGTGTTACGAGATACTTTGTAACCGAGTTTCCCTAGGAGTTAAAATGGATTTGAGGGCGTTAGGCCATCTTCGCAGGTCAACTGAGAGCTTCGTAGGCGGTCATCAGGCTGCAGCAGGGTGCGTCTGGCGGTCGTGAGGCCGAAAAACTCTCAGTTGACCTGCTGTTACGCCTGTGACCTGCGCAAACGTTTTTCGGCAAAACTCTCAGTTGACCTGCGCATATGTCTCTGACCTGCATCTCCACAAAACGGCCCCTGCAGCCTGATGAGCTCTCAGTTGACCTGCGGAAACGGCCTAACGCACTCTAATCTCGCCTAGTGTTTAGAAGGGCTTTTTCAAATATCAGTTACAGGGTACCGGGGTACCTACTGCCGTACACCCAGGCTAGAGAGTTGCGCGGCTACACAGTATCTAGACAGGTCGGGCGTCCGGGTCTAGGGTGCTCTCATGACTCCCACGACGAAGACGGTGGTCCGCCACGAGGTGGTCGCCTCCTGCCGCGACTGCCCCCGCACCTGGCCCGTGTCGCGACAGATCT